ACTCAGTGCGTAGCGGCACATGAACGCACCGATCAGATCAGGGATGGCGATGAGAGGACCTACCGTCGTCTCGCAGACACGCTCATCGAACTCGCCTCTGACGCCGATCCCGCGATCGTAGACCGCTACCGCGTTCTGATCGAGCGGGACGTGGCTGAGGTCCGTGCCGCGAACAAGCGACCCGACTGCGACCTGAGGGCCGCTCAGGCGAAGCTGGATGGGACGAATGGCGGTAATGAGTGACATGGCACTTCTCGGCATCGACGTTTCCCGTCATCAGGGACCCATCAACTGGCAGGCCGTGAAGGGTGCCAGCCACGTGTACGCGTTCTGCAAGGCCACCGATGGCACCAGCTACGCCTACACCAACTACTACCTGACTCAGGCCCCTCTGATCAGGGCTGCTGGCCTCCAGCTAGGCGCTTACCACTGGCTCCAGTCCCACCAGGACCCAGCCGCACAGGCTCGCTACTTCCTGTCGGTCATTGGTGATCCTACGGGCATCCTGTGTGCTCTCGACGTAGAGGAGGGCAGCGCTGACCAGGCCAGGGCCTTTGCTGCCGAGTTCGCCCGTCGCACGGGCGGGCACCCGCTGATCCTCTACACGGGCAAGTGGTATTGGGTGGGTACGATCGGCAACCCCTACGGCGCTGACATCGGACCGCTGTGGCACAGCGAGTACGAGACGACCGATCTAGAGATCGCTGATGGTCCCGAACTGGACCAGTATGGCGGTTGGCCAGGCGCCACGTTCTGGCAGTACACGTCGAGTGGCATCTGCCCAGGCGTGAATGGCTCTGTCGATCTCAACCTGTTCTACGGCACCCACGCCCAGCTACAGGCGCTGGCAGGCGTCGACAGCCCGCCACCCGTACCTCGACCTAAGGCAAAGGACCAGGACATGCTGTTCATCTACCATCCTCGCAACGGACAGAGCTACGTCGTGAGCGACAACGGTCATGAGCCAGTGTCGGGCGACTGCTTCAACCGTGCTGGTGCGCTCGGTCTGGCCCTCGCCCCAGAGGAGGCGGATGCCGACGCCATCCTGCGTCTGTCGGAGAAGGGCGGAACCGTCACCATCGATCAGGCCGCGCTGGACGAGGCCATCGACAAGGCAATGCAGGACGTCGAGGTGTCAGTCGATCCTCAGGTCGTTGAGGACGTAGTCCGTGAGGTATTCGCGGACGCAGGTCAGGAGTGATCATGTTCGAGCGGATCAAGAACCTGTTTCGTGGAGAGCCTGTCGTCGTCGTGGCAGGCCTTGTGGCGCTGGTGACGCTGGCTGTCCAGGAGGTCGTGGCTTCGGTGGATGCCTCTGCTGGCTGGCGTACGGTCGCTCTGGCGGTCGCTGCCGCCATCGCACGGCAGTTGGTGACTCCCGTGAAGCCCGAGCCTGAGACGGCCGAGCAGCAGGCGTTCTGGAGCGGGGAGCCACGCCTGTGAAGCTCAAGGACAAGAAGGGCAAGAGGGGCGTCTACGCAAATGGCGCCAACTTGAGGCGGCAGACCAAGACAGGTCGGGCGCTCGGAACCAGGACGAAGCGCGGCAAGCCTGCCAGGGGGAGGTGAACCATGAGGAAGTCAACCCCTCGCAAGGTCGGCAACGCAGCGGGCAAGCGCTCAAACGCCAACAACGGCAAGGCAAAGCGCACGTCGCCCGTCAACCGTGGCAGTGGTAGCCGCTACGCTCGCAACAGCACCAAGCGTGCCGTGATCAACTGATGCTCTGCGACAACTGCGGAGCCACCTACGATCCAACGGCGTGTCGCTGGCGTTGCCCCGCATGCGGGTACAAGGAGCATTGTTGCGGTTAAGCTAGCCCCAGAAAGCAGAAGAACCCCCCACGGTCGGCCCGTGGGGGGTTCTCTGTCTCACCGCCGTGCCGCGTTGAGATTCAGTGGCCGAATGGCCTAAGCCCCTGCACTTCAGGACTCAGGTGCTCCAGCAGCGGAGCAAGGGTGTCGGCTGCAACGTGAAGCAGGTACAGGCCGACTTCGGGGGCGTGGTGGCACTGGTGGGTGCGCCATCCATCACGCGCGTCCATGATCATCTTGACGCCCTCAGGCGTCAGAGTCATGAGCAGCACGGGCGTGCCGTCGGCACGGATGCCACTCTGGATGCCCGTCTTGGCATCGAAGAAGTCGCGGTGCACGTCAGCGAACATGGTCGCATCTTCCGTGGTCAGTCCAGACGATGCAAGGACAGAGTAGAACTGCTGCTCGGAGTCGACTGAACTGTTCGGCTGCTGGTCGTTGGGCAAGACGCTCGCTCCACGTTGGTCGGTAGTTTGCGTCCCAGTGTAGCTTCGTGATCGTACGAGTCTTCTGTTTGACCTTGACAGCGACGTAGCGGCCAACAATGCGACCAGTGCGGCGATCTTCAACAATCGCCTCTGGGCAGCACTCGTACGTGCTGACCACAGAACCCTTCCAAGGGCCGTCACTGGCTTTGAGGGACCGCTTGTTACCTTCATGGGGATAGTGCCCCTGCGGCACAAGCGCCCCTCCTTTCGTTGCGATGGGGAGACCGATGGGACTTGCACCCACATCACCCAGGGCCACAACCTGGTGCTTTGTCATTAAGCTACAGCCTCAGAGCCTGGGAGAGGAGTCGAACCCCCACTACGTCCTTACGAAAGGCGCGTGCTACCGTTAACACCACACAGGCATGTTGGGTGAACAGCTACTGGCACACCTTCACCCATGTCGCAACTCGTCCCTTGACGGGAGCCAGAAGCCGCAGAGAGTACCAGGTCGGAATCGAACCGACGTGACGTGGGTTGCAACCACGGACCTGAACCACTCGGCTACTGGTACACGATGGTAGACAGCCAGGGAATTGAACCCTGATTGCATCCTTATCAGGGATGAGTTCTGACCGTTTGAACTAGCTGTCAGTAGTCGCTGGAGGATTCGAACCCCCGACGCCCTGTTTGTAAGACAGGCGCTCTACCAACTGAGCTAAGCGACCAAGGTGGAGGCACAGGCGTTGCAGGACAGGCTGGGCTTTGCCAGTGCCGTGCACCGCCCTAGCCTCCGAGTCGTAGACGGGATTTGAACCCGTGTCGTCTACTTGGCAAGCAGAAGTTCTAGACCAGGCTGAACTACTACGACATGAGAGCGCCTACTCGGATTCGAACCGAGACTACCTGCTTGGAAGGCAGGCGTGCTTGTCCGTTAAACACTACAAGCGCATGAGTACCCCCACGAGGAATCGAACCCCGAACTCCTGGTTCGTAGCCAGGTATGATTTCCTTTTTCACCACAAGGGTATGTGAGTGGACCTACAGGGATTCGAACCCTGAACCCTCTGCTTGCAAGGCAGGCGCTCTACCGTTGGAGCTACAGGCCCATGCGGTGCTTGTTTTCGCAAGAGTCCGAAGACAGCAGCGATACGCACAAACACCAAAGCGCCGTACTGGTGGAGGGATTCGAACCCCCATCCCCTGGTTAAGAGCCAGGTCGTCTTGTCCGTTGACTTACACCAGCATAGTACCCTCGCCAGGAGTCGAACCTGAATCGAACAGCTTAGGAGGCCGTCTACGTGTCCAGACGCAAGGGTAAGACTACAACACTCCCGTGCGCTCCACAACCCAGATCAGGAGCACGATGAGAATGATGAGAACGATCAGTCGCTCAGGACTCATAGAGCGGAAGGCACAGGAATCGAACCCGCAGGAGTAACCCCGTCGTCCTAGTTTTCAAGACTAGTTCTCTGACACACAGAGGATACCTTCCATGCGGGCGCCTTTAACGTCGGGCGCCCTACGACGGCGTTGTAATGGCCACAGCCCCAGGGTCAGTTTTGACAGTCATGCCCAGGACAGTCCCTGATCAGGAGAGAGGAGAGAGTGGGATTTGAACCCACGGAGGTGTTACCCTCACCAGCTTAGCAGGCTGGTGCCTTAAGCCAGACTCGGCCACCTCTCCAAGAAGCTGGCAGCCACTTAGCCTTGTGAGGACCACCCTGCAACGGGTGGTTGACTGCCCATGCACGAGATGAAGGATTCGAACCCTCGACACGCGGGTTTGGAAGCCGCTGCTCTGACCAGACTGAGCTAATCTCGCATGATTGAGTGCCGCTACGCTCGTCTCTGCCACGCCATAACAGTCGTCACGTAGCGGCCAGTTCCACGGGTGGGACTCGAACCCACGAAGCCGAATGGCACCTGTTTTACAGACAGGCAGCTTTGCCGCTTGCATACCTTGGAGTGGTCACTGGTGGAATCGAACCACCGACGCAGGGCTTTTCAGACCCCCGCTCTACCTTCTGAGCTAAGTAACCATTGAGTCGGGTATCGAGGACTCGAACCCCGTCCACGTGGTCCCAAACCACGGGTGCAGACCCTTAACACCTATACCCGATAGAAACGCCGAGCGCTCTGCTACTGAGCTACCGCAGGTTTCAGCGCTACCACCGCGACCAGGAGTTGCACCTGGGACCTCTCGGCTTGGCTGCCTCGGCAGGCTTCGAACCCGCATGACCTGGTTAACAGCCAGGCATCTTGCCATTTAGATGACAAGGCAATGAGTTCTGGTGCTAGGCTTCGAACCCAGACTTGGAGGTTCAGGGCCTCCTGTGCTACCAGTTACACCACTCCAGAGCGTTACAGACGGGACTTGAACCCGCACCCCCCACCTTGACGGGGTGGTGCTCTACCAATTGAGCTACTGCAACATGTGCCCAGGCAGGACCACCTACCCCTGAGCTTGACACACCCTATCTATGTGTGTCCACCACCGTACACCTGACGGGATTCGAACCCGCACTGGTCAGGGTCTGAGCCTGATGCCTCTACCAAATTGGGCTACAGATGCAGTGCCACGACGGGGGATTGAACCCCGATCACCTGCTTGAGGGGCAGGAGTCTTACCATTAAACGATCGTGACTCGGACTGACTACCAGGATCAGAGTACCACACCTTGTCAATAGCCTCTGACCTGGGATTTCTTGGTGGCGGGAAAGGGTGTCGATCCCTCCAGGCTGGGTTTATGAGACCCTGCTGCGCACTGGCGCCCCCGCATCGAAGGGGAGAACGCCCAGATGGCGATATCTGAACGTTCTCATCCCTTACGTGACCGTGTCCCAGGTTACATGTCTGGGACGATCCAGATGGCCTCCACGCAGTCCGCGGTCCTCATGATGACAGCCACGGGTGAGTGTTGGCCGAAGGGCGCACCTGGGTGTTCGAACGGCATCGTCTGGGCGCTGCCCTTGGTGTCGTACGCCTTCAGAGTGACGTCGACCTCGTGGCGAGTGACGACGAACTTGTACTTGCGTACGTCCGACACCTCGCTGTCAGGCGGCTCCTCCGCCAGGATGGCCCTGACGTCAGCGTCCTTCTCGATGACGCTCGGATGGCGGTGCCATGGCCAGTCGGTGATCGGCATTACCCCTCGTCCTCGGGGAGCGTGAACTCGAAGGTGATCTCGTCCACTCGCGCCCGCTTGTCAGCAGGCAGACCGTTGACCACGCCTGAAGTCCAGCCGACGTTGGCCTCCTCGTACTTGGCGAAGATGTTGCCATTGGCATCGAGGCACAGGGTCCAGGTCGCTGCTGACTCGCCCTGGTAGACGCCCGTCGACTCGCCCTGATCCACTGGGAACTTCGCAGTGGTGCCGTCAGCGGGGATGTCCACGTACGCCTGGCTAGGCGTCAGCATGTAGGTGCTGGGCACTGGCGAGCCGACCGTGGGGCACCACCAGAGCAGTTCGCCACCGAGGGTCGTTGCGTAGGCGGTGCCATGTGTGCCAGAGGCGCGGATCGTCTCGATGTCGATGAGCGTCTGGCGCTCCTGGCTGTAGTCGAACGCAGGGACCTGCTGGCTGTCGCTGAGACGGGCGAAGCCCGTCGAGGCGGCGGCGATCTCGGCGCTGTAGTTGTCCTGCTGGCGCTCCTCGGTGGCCTTCTCCTTCTGGGTGCCAGAGCAGGCCATTACGTCCAGGATGAGCACGAGGCCCACCAGGGCGGCGATGACTCGGTTCTTGGTGATCATGCACACTCCGTTGCTTGGAACGACGCAAGGTCGTCCGTGACGTATGGATCACTCAGTCGGCCGATGAGGTCACAGGCACGGCGAGTGAGGGTCGCCCTCACTGGGGCGTCCGCTGGCAGAACCTCGATCTCAAGGATGTAGTCCTTGGCCTGGTCTGCCCATGCGGTCTGGGTTCCGAGATTGCTGTTGTCGATCTTCACCTGTCGGTCGGTGTTCTCTGCCTTGAGCCACCAGTCAAGCTGGTAGCCGACGACGGTGATGCCACCGATGAACAACAGGGCCGCTACGCCCAACAGGACGTACTTGAGGACCGTCCCCGCGCCGACACCTGACGATGGACGTCGAGGTGCATAGGTCGGGAAACTGCGGTCTGTGGGCATTGTCACCCTCCTACTCCTGGTTGGTTGGGATCTGGCTGGAGGACTCCAGTCAGGATGAGACGGTTGAGGTACTGCTCACCCTGAAGGATGAGTTCCTCCATGGCTCGCACGTAGGCCTCATCGAACGCATCCCGCTCGGGGCTGCCCTCAGGGAGGGTATGCTCGATGAGCAGGTCGAGAGTGGTCTGGATGACCAGCCCCTGGGGGATCTCAGCGCCCTTGGCGCGCAGGCCAGCGATGCGATCCTCGTTGGAAGCCCTGAGGGCTTCGATCTCTTCACGGTTCACTGGACCTCCAGTCCACGGGCGTTCAGGCACTCCGCCACCAACTCGGCGATGTGCAGGCGGCGGTCTGTATCGGGGCCGACGGTCCTGCCTGGGATCTGGGTGTACACGTGAAGTGCGATGCCCGTATCCCTGAAGTTGATGATGGGCGTCGAGCGCCCTGTCTCGCTGAGCACCTTCCAGGCAGGCGGGTTCAGCCGCTTGTCCAATTCCGCTGCCAACTGCCGCTTGACGTTGCCTGACACCGAGAACCTGTTGGCACCCAACGCCTCGGTGATGAGGGCCTCAGTGATCCTGAGGGGCTTCTGTTGTTCAGCCATTGCTCTCCTCCGTTTGGACATCTAGCTCCTCAACAATCAGGGCCATCAGCAGGGTTCCTGCTTCGGCCGTAGACGGTGCCACCACGTACGTGGTGCCGTGTCTCTCGAAGGACCGAGGGCGGCTGTTCTCCTCGATCTTCACGTGGTACGGACTGCGCTGACTTGCCAAGTTGGCTCCTGTCATCGTAGTTGCGATGGAACTCACCGAACTCCATGAGCGTCATAATGTGGAAGCCAGCATGAGCCAAGTGGTGGTAGCCGCTCTCGGGGTCCAACTCCTCGCCCCCCCAGAACGCCCACGCATGACGCTGCATTGCTGCAAAGCTGAGGCTCCATGGGTAGCCACGTTCCCAATTGCGATCCTCGTATTTGCTGGCACCCATGTGATAAACCCGAGCCATTTCAGCCAAAGGACCGACAGGGATCAGGTCATACCGCTCGGGCTTGGTGCCCTTCTCCCCGCCCGTCTCCGACTTGATGCGGACCTCCCAAGCGCGGCCAAGGGCCGCCTTGGCGGCGGCTACATCGTCAGTCATCCATGAACTCCATGATCTCTGGGTTGGACATGAACAGTTCCTTCAGACGCTCCATGAGCGGCTTAAGGCGGCGGTGCACGTCGCTCTTGGACAACTGCATGACCTCGGCGATGTCACGGATGGACAGACCCTCGACCACCTTCATGACGATGAGCGCCTTGTCAGTTTCGTTGAACTCGCCCAACAGTTCTGCAATCACGTCCTTGAGCGGGTGATCCTGCGGCTGGACAGACAGTTCCTCGTTGGGAGCGGCCATCATGATGGCCTCTGTCTCCGTGGCGGGCTTCGCCCGCTTCATCTCCCACATCTTGTCAAGACGCCAGTTGCGGTCGTCCTTCTGCCAGGCAGGGACGTTTCGCTGCCAGTCCTGATGAGGTGAGGTGTTTGGCCGACGGCTCGGCTTGTGCCTAGGAGGCGTCATCATGCCACTCCACAATCAGGTCGTTGACGTCAATGGGATAGTACAGCTTGCCCTCGGGGAACTCCTTGGTTTCCATGAGAGCCACGACAGGGAGCAGGTCGTGAACGGGCGTCCACATCCAGCGCTTCCTGTGCGAGTCCCACACGAACAGCCACGTCGGACAGACTGCATCCCAGTGGCCGAGACAGACGAACTTGTCCAACTTCAGCTTCAGCGTCTGGTCCTTGCCAACGCCCATGCATTCGACCAGGCGATCGTGCATGAGACGGTCGGGCATGTAGCGAATGAACGCTGGGACCTGGCTGAGGTTGACAGGTGGACGGTTCAGGCCGAAGGGAGCGCTGTTGGGAAACAGCGCGTCAAACTTCGCCTCTGACTCGTCGCCCATCTTAGCGTAGCGGGCATCCCAAGACTGCTGGTGAAAGGGCTTCATCGGGTCTCATCCCACTCGAAGATGCAGCCAACAACCTGCTTCTTGTGCTCCAGGTAGTACGACCTGACGTAGCGGGCCACCTTCAGGTCACAACGGATAGGGACTCCGCTCAAAGCCTCTACCTCATCATAAACCACCTTGTCAAGTGGTCGCTTCTCTGGCAAAGCCACCAGTAGCTCCGTCTGCTCGGGCCTGACGTCCACAGTGCGCCAGTCGCACTCACCACCTAGCAGGAGAGCGCGTTCCCTGGCGAACTCGTGCACCTTGCGACCCATGTCCAGGCGATTCTGCATGTAAGGCGATGCCTCAGGCAGGCTGCGGTAGTTTCGCATCTCGGCGTCAAGCCGTGCGAGTTCCTGGTCGATTCGGCGGTCGATGCTCACAGTGGCCGCCTGCGGTCGTGCTCATAGAAGAACCAGATGGCGATGACGACGATGATGAGTTCGACGTTCACCACACACCGTCCATCAGCCAACGCAGGAAGTTCTTGGCCGCCTTGTCCCAGCACTTACGGCAGATGCGCTCCCGAGTCGTCTGCGTGTAACGCTCACATCCGTAGCAGATGGTGAACCTTCTCATCTCCCACATCACTTGCTCGCTTCCACGTAAACGACCTGGTTGTCATTGTCGTAGGCGACGCCCTGAAGGGCGTCCAGCACCAGCTTGACAAGGTTGTCAATGTCCGCCCTGGATCGGCCAGAGGGACGTGCTGGCGCTGGACGCACCACGATGCGGGTCTCATCTCCCAGGAAGACCATGTGGACCTCGACAGGCCCCTCGAACTTCGGACCCTTGTACATGCTCTTGATCCTGGACTCAGCGATCCGCGTGGCTGGTGGCGTGAAGGCATGGCCAGTGCGCTTGACGATCGCGCGCTCCTTGGGCTGTGGCCTGCCTGGCACCGTGAACTGGTACAACCTACCCCCGCGAGTCAGGGGGTGAACCACGCCCTTTCGACCAACTCCATGATGCGCTTCTCGCCATCGGGTCGGGCGTAGAACTTGCCCCATCGGTTGTCGGCGTCACGGATGATCTCGACCGCTTCCTCGACCGTGTGGCGGTCATCTTCCCTCAGGTAGCGGGCCAGCTTGAAGAGTGTGTGACCCCGACCAGAACCTTCGAGTGGTCCCTGTTCGAAGATTACCCGTGCCTTACCCCGAAGGCGCGCAATTGCGTCCTCCAAGGCTTCGGCAGGACGGGACTCCCAGTCACGTCGCCTGATTGGGGCCTCAGGAGCCACGTAGTGGCCTGCCAGCGTGCGTAGCGGCTCAACACCCGTCCGAGCCTCCCAGGCGGCTGAGACGAAATGCTGGAGGCTGTAGTACCCGCTGTGGTCGGGGTTCATCATCGAGCGACGGGAACTTCGCGTCGCGGCACCTAGCCATCCTGGGTAGGGCAGGCGGACGTAGTTCCCCAACTGACCGTCCACGAGGTAGTCCTGCTTCGGGTTGATCTCCTTCGTGGGAGCGTCAACCAACTGGCAGGCGGCCAGCAGAGCGCGTCGCATGATCGGAGCCTCAATCGGCTCAGAGGCGAACACCCATACGTGGTAACCCTTGGACCTGCTACGCTCGATCCAACCCGTGATGCCGAACGTGGTCAGAGCCAGCCAGACGTTCTTGGCGTGGACCCAGGATTCTTCCTCGCCCTCATCGAAGTCCACGCAGCCCCAGTGAACCACCCACGTGCGGTCGTAATACCCGTCCCGCATCATGATCGACTCCATCCTCATGAGATAGACGCCGATCGGCTCTCGGGTGCCGAGCAGGTGGCCTGCCATCTTGTCCCACAGGTCGGGACGGTCGTAGGTCGTCGTTGTCGACAGACGCTCGCACTTCCCCTCCTCGGTGCCATAGGCACCTCGGTTCCCATCGAACAGCGTGCAGAACCTGTAGATCAGTTCATCACGGGTGGCACTCGACGTCATTCAGGACCTCCTCCAGTTCCCATTCCTTGGCCAGCTTCGCGATGCGGTCCCATGCGATCTTGTACGTCGCTTTGATTGAGCGGACAGCGTACTCAATCTCAGGGTGGGACGGCAGGCAGGATGTGTGCTCCAGCAACGCCTCCTCGAACCCGATGTCGTTGCACTTCCACAGGAAGTAGGCAAAGTCGTCAATCGTCACTTACGCCCCCTTCTCCCGTAGCGGCCCCACATGTAGAACCAGAGACAGGCAATGGTGATCAGGATGACGTTCTCAAGCATCGTCAGGTTCGACGTCCTCGAACAGGAGCGGGAAGCAGCCGTCGTCATCTGCCTGGTCCTGTGCCCAGATGGTCTCGTTGGGGATGCCCACGGCGTTCAGAACCATCGATGGCGAGAAGCTGTGACCTTCCTGGACCTTGACGTCATCGACGTACATGGCGATCCAGTCGTCTGCCTCTACGAACTTGACTGTCTTCATGGTGCCTCCGTGATGACGGTGATGTTCTCGGTGATGGTCAGTCGCACTGGTCGTGGCAAATCGGGGGCGGCGTAGCGGAATCTCCACCCGTAGCGGCTGGTTGACTCAGGCTGGATGACGACGACAGGCTTCCCTGCCTGCCAGCCAGTCTTGATCTCTGTGATCTCCAATACGCGGCCCTGCATCATGCTGAGACTGTGACCGCTGACGTGAGGCCAAAGGACCGAGTCGCCCACTTCGAAGTCGTTACCTCGCCAGTCCTTCACAGCGCGTACCCCCAGGCGGCCACAACTACGCACAAGGTCAGGGCGGTCACGAGCATGAGGCCCCAGATGATGTCACCCCATTGGTGGTTCATGTGCTTTCCCCTTCGTGATCTCGATGAGATGGTCGATGTTGACTGGCGTCCAGTCCCAGACGTCCGTGCCGACGTTGATCATGCGCTGCTCTGGCTTGACCTTCCAGGCAGTGTGCACGTGACCGTGCAACAGCCACAGCCCGTGGGGACGCGGCTTGAAGCGGTCGTACTTCACGTCGAACTCGTCAGGGTGCTCGGGGTCGTGGTACGGGAAGTGACAGAGCATCAGCGTGGATGTCTTGTACGACGTCAGACACGTCCCGTCCAGGACGCGCCAGCCGAACTTCCCCCACTCGTGCTTGGCGGGCTTCTTGTGCCCTGCCCACACAGTGTCGTGGTTGCCTGGCACCAGGTACTTGCTGCCATTGAGTTGCTCTAGCCATGGGGCAGCGGACGACACGCTACCCCACACGACGTCACCTAGGACCCAAACATTGTCCCAGTCGCCCACGACCGAATTCCACCTGTCCACGAGTCCTTGGTTCATCGCTTCTACGTCTGGGAAAGGACGATTGCAGTAGTCGATGATGTTCTCGTGACCGAAGTGCAGGTCGCTGGTGAACCACGTCTTGTAAACCTTGCTTGCCACTAGATCCCCTTCGGCTGTAGTGGGATTGGCTGCGGCGGGAACTGTCCGAGCAGGATGTGTGTGAGCACGTCGGCATCAATCAGCCGCCTCACCATGTCATGGGTGCCACGGCTTTCCCGCAGCGGCTTGTCAATGGCAACGCACCACACGGCTGCCTGTGACCAGGTCATGACAGGATTACCCCCGCTCCAGCGAAGCGACTCGCGATGGCCGCTACGCACACAAGGATTGCAACGAGGACTGCGCCGAAGCGCAGCCCCCGAAGCTGATCGATGATCTGAACGAGGTTCCCAGGCTCACCCTTCTTGGGCGGGCACATTGGCCTCGTCCTGTGGCTCGGTGGCGGCCTTGTCGGCCTCGCCCTGGGCGAACAGGTCGCCGAGATCGACGCGCAACACCCGCACGTCAGGCTCCTCGCTGGGGTCAGCCAGGTTCGGCAGCCGAGACAGGATCTCCCGCAGGAGATGGTTCGTCTCGAACGCCTTGACGTTCTGGACGACAAGCTGTGAGACGATCGCCTCGTAGACGGGACCCCACAGGTTGCTGGCCTTGGCCTTCTCGTAGATGACGATGGACTTGGCCATCATGTCCCTGGCGTGAGCCTCGTCGTGATCGGCCTCGTCCAGGCTGCTCGGCTTGGTGCCCATCATCAGACCGATGAGACCCTTGATGAAGTCCTCTTGCGTTGACGCCATGATGCTCCTTGGTTATGAACCCAGCATGACTGCTGCGTTCGTGGTTGGCTTACCCGATCGGAACATGTCCTCAGGCGTCAGCTTGCGGATGTGTCCCGTGTCGGCATTGATGAACAGGTCGACCTTGCCCAGCTTGCCAGGTGGCCGCTTGTTCTTGGCGATTTCCAGCGTGATGCTATCCTGGTGACCCTTGCGCTCGTGCTCGTTCAGCTTCTTGTTGTCACGCTTACGATAGACTTCCAGGACGATGATGGCCTCGGCTGCGCCGCCGAACTTCATGCCATCCATGCCCTGGGCCTGGCCACGTGTGTCACCGTCACCACGCTTACCCTGGTGGATGACGAACGTAGGGGCATCTGCCACCTTCGTCCAGCGCTTCATGTCCTGGGCTGCGCGGGTGACCTCGTTGTAGCCGCTGCCATACAGCAACTCCAGGAAGTCGTACACAACCATGTCGATGCGCGCACCCCAGAAGTCCTGAGCCTCGTCCACCGCCTCGCCCATCTGCTTGGGCGACAGGCCGCTATCGATCACGATGAGATGCCTGAAGTCCTCCGCGGCAGCACCACGGACGAGACTGATGGCTTCCTCGTCATGGGCCTTGACGCGCGTCTCCAACGCCTCGGCGCTGACACCGTAGCGAATGGAGATCAGCTTCGACAGCACCAACTCAGGTGACTCGTCAGGCGTGAAGATGATGCAGTGCGCATCTGGGTTGTTGTTCAGAGCGTTCAGGACGACCTGCGTCTTGCCGCTTCCCTCTCGCCCCGTGACAAGCGTGAGTTCGCCTCGGCCATGGCCACGAGTGAGTCGATCCACCTCAGGAATTCCGAGGAAGAAGCGGTCGGTCTGCTGGACCTGAGCGACATACGTGTTGCCGTCCAAAGGGCGGATGTGCTCGTAACGACTCGCGATGCGAGCCGCCTCAGCTTCCCTGCCAGCTTCCTGCTGCGCTGCAATGTTGCGTCGAACCGCTGCAAGATCAAGCTCCTCTGCCAACTCACCCTCCAATCCCTCTCCTCGTCGGCGGATACGAATGACAACACACCTGCCACCTGAGCCTTCAACCAGGCCTCAGCCAACTTCCGACGCTCTGTGTCGTTGATGTTCCAGTTGGCCCACTGCGTGTACCCGAGAGACTCCAGGTAGTCATGACAGGCTTGCTCTAGCTTGACTTCACTTACGAAACTGTCGTACTCCAACGTCTGTCCTCTCCGTAGGGACGAGAAAGGCGCCCCCGAAGGGGCGCCCATTCCCGCTGCTGACCCCCAGCAGATCAGTCGTTCCAGAAACCCACTCGGCTGTCCTTGTGGGTGAAGTCGGGGCTGTTAGCCCACGTGTCGTCGGTTGCCTTCTTCTTGCGGTTGTCGAA